ACACGCCTTAAAGAACTAAATCCTACATCACGAGATCATATAGCATGGATCCTGCAAACATTTCATGGTTGGACTCCAACCCAGAAGACACCTACTGGGAAGCCTATCATCGACGAACCGATACTGAAGGAGATAGGGACAGAGATTGCCCTTGCATTCCTCCAGATTTTGACGATAACGAAGATGCTTGGAATGATATCAGAAGGCGCGAACGCTTGGCTGAAGCTATCTACGACTGCTAATAGGATACATCATCATTGTTCTGTCGCTACTTCTACCTTTAGATGTGCACACCGAAACCCAAACCTTGCCCAAGTTCCCAGTGACCCACGATTTAGACAACTTTTCTTACCATCTCCAGGTCAAGTCATGGTCGCTGCTGATTTGTCTGGGATTGAGTTACGTATGTTGTCTCATTTCCTTTCCAGATATGATGATGGACGATATGCAGACATCTTACTTAACGGAGACATCCATCAAGTAAATGCTGATAAGATAGGTATCTCTAGGAAATTAGTTAAGACGGTAACTTATGCATTCCTATATGGTGCAGGTGACGAAAAAATTGGACACAGCTATGACAAACTTCTTTCATCCACAAAAGCCAAGAAGAAAGGTAAGGAAATCAGAGAAGCATATATTAATGCAATTGATGGACTCGATAAACTCTTGGAGGCTATTAAGAAAGCTTCAGAACGAGGATATATCAAAGCTATCGATGGCAGAAAAATTATGGTGGATAGCCCACATAAAGCGTTAAACTACTGCCTTCAAGGTAACTCTGCCATCCTGGCAAAACGTTGGATGGTCATCAATCAACAAAACATTAAAGAATTAAATTTATGTTGTTCACAACTAGCTTTTATACATGACGAATTGCAATTCGAGTGTTCCCCTGAACAGACAGCTGACTTATCAACATCCTTGGTATTTAGCAGTCTCGCAGCTGGAGAATACTACAACCTCAGAATCAGAATCGACGCAGAAGCCAAAACAGGAAACAACTGGAGTGAAACCCACTAATGAGAAGTAAATCAATGATGGGATTACAAAACGTAATTCCGTTTACATCAAAGAAAACCCGTCAAGGTAACGGTTTGCATAGTAAGCCACGTAAAGGTAAAAAGAAATATAGAGGCCAAGGTAAATGAAGTTATTTGTTGACGCAGATTACATTGTTTATAAGGCTTGTGCCTCTTGTGAGTCTGACTTAGACTTTGGTGATGATGTAATTGTAGTTGTCAGCAAATTCAGTGAAGCATACGCAGCAGTAAAACGTGAACTAAATAAAATTAAAAATAAGTTCATGTGGGATGTTCCTGAAGTAGTTCTTTTCTTTAGTGATAGTACTAACTTTCGTAAAGAGATCATGCCTGCTTATAAAGGACATCGTAACCGCAAAAAACCTTGTGGATACAAACGTGTGATCAATGCTCTCAAAGATGAGTATGAAGTTATACTGATGAATACTCTTGAAGCAGATGATAGCATGGGTATTTACGCTACTGAATATCCTGGTAACATTATCGTCAGTCCTGACAAGGACATGCGACAGATACCTGGAACGCTCTACAACATGGATGAAACCGTGAATGTGGATGAAGCAGAAGGACAACGTTGGCACCTCATACAGACGCTTGCAGGTGACCAGACAGATGGTTATGCTGGTGTACCTGGTATTGGTATCAAACGTGCTGTTGCTTTATTTGAAGAAAAAGGTTACACTTGGAAAACAGTTGTAGATGCTTTTGCTGAGAAGGCTCTTGGTGAAGACATTGCACTGCAAAACGCAAGACTTGCAAAGATCCTTACCACCGATGATTATGACTGGACCGCTAAACAACCAATCCTTTTTACCCCCTCCTCCAATTACAAAGTTGACAGTGGAGCAGGAATTCAAGATAAGAAGACTTGAAGACCTACTACCTAAAGCTGATAAATCAGATATTATTACTTTATTTATGGCACTGCAACGTCAAAACTTTGCCTTAGCTAACACCGTATCCAACCTAGTAAAACAATGGCCGAATCCAATTCAACTGGACCCTCGCACTACCGAAGAGGAAATATCCAGGTTTGGGACTTTATAAGAGACCAAAACCTCAACTACCACTTAGGCAATGCTGTCAAATACATCAGCCGAGCTGGTTATAAGGACAGTAAAACAGACGACCTAAAGAAAGCAATCCACTACCTTGAAAATGAACTTGAAAACACACAAAACGACTCTATTGGATCAAGCAAAAGAGTTCCGGGACGCTTACAATTTGCAAGTATCTGGGATGAGTGGGAGACAGACCCAGAAATCTTTGATCGATGAAGAATGGTCAGAGTTTCACGAAGCATTTCATTTTAAAAATGAACACGAACAACTAAAAGAACTTTGTGATCTTGTCTATGTGTGTTATCAGTTTGCTGCTAACGAAGGCTGGGATTTAGACAAAGCTATGGATCGTGTGCATAAATCAAATATGTCCAAACTAGATGAGAATGGACAACCTATTTATCGACCAGACGGTAAAGTCCTAAAGGGACCAAGCTACAAACCTCCAAACCTAACTGATCTACTCAATGACTAATTTAATCTCACGCACAGGACGTGTTCAATCATGGATCGATGATCCTACTCATCGCTTACCTGTCAGCTGCACTGTATTTGTAGTTGAAAATGAAATGGAAGGACCGAATGGTATTGAGGCTAGCTGGAGGTTTGCCTCTCATGCTCTTAGGTACGGCGCAGGTTGTGCTATCCATCTTTCTAAACTTGACCCAAAAGGTTATGTACGAAAGTCAGGTGTTACTGCTTCTGGTCCTGTAAGTTTTGGTAAAATTTATTCATCATTAAATGAAATACTTAGACGTGGGGGTATCTACAAGAATGGTGCGATTGTGTTGCACCTTGACTTATCCCATCCTGATGCTAGGGAGTTTATTACTGCTAGTAGATCCGAACTACCTTGGGTCAAACGATGCATCAACATCACTGAAGAGTGGTGGAAGGATTGTACGTTCAAGGAAGAACTATTATTTGGAATCAAATCAGGTGACATCTGGCTCAACAAAGTAAAGTATGACAATGAAGGAAATCGCATCAGAGGTAACGTCTGTCTCGAAGTATACTTGCCATCACGAGGTACCTGTCTACTACAGCATATCAATCTTGGAGCCTGTGAGTTCGATGACATCCCACGAGCATTTGTTGAAGGTATGTCCGAATTGTGCAGCCTACATAGTAGGACAGCTGTCGGAGATTCTGGAGAATACCTCTCGCCTGAAGTTGATAGACAGGTGGGACTCGGCATGCTTGGCCTCGCAAATCTCCTACGGAGGTACGGAGTAACTTACGATCAATTTGGACGTGCATTAGAACAATACAACAACAAAGAAATTATCCGCTCTGCTGCTTATGAACTTGTCTCTCAAATTGCTTCAGGAGTTAACCAAGCAGCCACAATCGCTCGGATTAATAATATGGTTCGAGCCTTTGCTATCGCTCCAACCGCCAGTTGCAGTTATAGAAGCTTGGATCTGGATGGCTATACTTGCACACCAGAAATCGCTCCACCTATCTCGCAGACAGTCGATCGCGACTCAGGTACTTTCGGAGTACAAACTTATAACTATGGTGACGTAGAGATCGCCTCTAAGGTAGGCTGGGAAGCTTACAAACGTGTTGCTGATGGCATCATGACTCTACTAGATACCACAGGGCTTCTTCACGGTTATAGCTTCAATTCATGGAGTGATATGGTAACCTACGACAATGCGTTCGTGGAAGAGTGGCTACGGTCCCCGCAAACAAGCCTTTATTATTCACTTCAAGTAATGAGTGATACACAAGATAAATCAGATGCATATGCTGCATTAGATGCAGAAGATGTGGAGACTTATTTGGAGGACATTTTAAATGAACAAATTACATGCGATTGCCAAGAATGAACCCTTACGAAAAACTACTAAACAGAAAAAGAAAATGGACACCAGTCCAGACAACTGCCGGATCATGCAAGGCAGGGGCGGAAGAGACGGTACTCCGTGCTCTTGCGTTGCGACATATGGAACTACCTGTGGGAGATTTTATTCGTGATGGATTGGCTACCGACGTACCAAAACTATCGAGGGAGTTACTGGAATCAAATATCACCGACGAGGAAAATCACGACCTGGCACTTGGTTACATTGCCAATGCTTACGGTGTTGACGAAAAAGCTGAATCGGAAGCTCTCCGGATCAGGGAAGCTTGGACTACGCATCCTGATCATACGATCCTCAAAGCGATGGTGGCCGAACGTGCAATTTTCTTCGTTCTTTTACCATTCTTCCGCTTTAATGGTGATGCTGGAATGCGAACAGTTAGTGCGGATATAAGTAGAGATGAACAAATTCACGTTGCTGCCAATAGCCTTGTTTGTCGCGAGTTGGGGCTTACTGTCAGCCCTAGTCTTGATAAACTCCGCAAGGCAACTATCAATTGGGTAATGCAACCACTAGGTAGTAATACTACCGATAAATATTTGGACAAAAAATTTTGGCTTGATTCTAGTGATCGCTTAATGTATGAGGGTAAAGCCCCAGAACTTTCTGCAACTAAATCAGCTAGAATGCCAGCCTTCTTCGAGCATAGTAATGTCAATCTCCCCCAATACGCTTGAAACCGTGGGTATGCAAGCCCGTGGTTTAGTCCATCAATTAGAAAAAGCTTTTCCACCAGTGAATCCTTCACCTGAAGATTCGCATTCAAAAATTATGTATAGATCTGGACAACGTAATGTTGTTGAATGGATCATTAAATACATGGAAGAAAACTAAACCAATTTAAACATTATGACTATAAGCACAGCAGCAGGAGCTAGAAACGATTACTTTGGTCATATGGATATGTATGCCGCTCAACAGGCAGGTACAGATCCTCGTGAAGTACTAGCTTTTTTAAATGCTAATCCAAATACATTGAGTCCAGATAACCGACCAGGAGCTGCTGGTGGGGTTTACGATATTGTTGCTCGCGACGCAGCACAAGCACAAGAAAATGAAAAACGTGCAGAGGAACGTGCACAAGAAGAAGCTCAAAGGCAACAAGAATTAGATAGGATAGCTGCTGAGTCTAAAGCTGAACAAGAACGATTAGCTAGAGAACAAGAGGAACGTTTGAAACAATTAGAAATTGCTAGCAGGACTGCACAACAAAATCAACTTGCTGGTAGTAGAACTGCCCAATTGCAACTTCAAAGTATTTCTAATTTACCTGGTTCACAGGGAGGTACAAGTGCATTTAAACGTAGACCTTTACAAATCAAACCCCAAGTTTCAACAGGATTGTCTCCGGGTTTACCTGCTTCTTCTAGTTTAGGTATTAATATATAATGACTGCTCAATCACGTTATGAAAGATTGTCTTCAGACCGCTCCCAGTTTCTAAATACTGCTAGACAAGCAGCAGATCTAACTCTTCCTTATCTAATCCGTGGAGAAGAAACATCTTATAAAGGTGCACGTAATCTCATTACACCGTGGCAAAGTGTAGGAGCTAAAGGTGTGGTGACGCTTGCAAGTAAACTAATGCTTGCTTTGCTACCACCACAAACCAGCTTCTTTAAGCTACAGGTTAATGATATTAATATCCCCGGAGAACTAGGACCAGACATTAGATCAGAACTTGACTTGTCGTTTGCTAAAGTTGAACGAACTATCATGGAATCTATTGCAGCTTCTACTGATCGTGTAATTGTTCACCAAGCACTAAAGCATTTAGTCGTTGCTGGTAATGCTCTTATCTATATGGGAAAGGATGGTCTTAAACTATATCCTTTGAACCGTTATGTTGTAGATAGAGATGGTAGTGGTAATGTTATTGAAATTGTAACAAAAGAAACAATCTCTAAAAAACTACTCAAAAAAAATTATCCTGCATTTGACCAGAAAAACAATTGGGAAAATGTAGATGACACATCAACTGATGAATGTGATGTTTATACACACGTAATCTTAGACAACAACAGATGGGTGTGGCATCAGGAGGTTTATAATGATATACTACCTAAGTCAATGGGTAAAGCTCCTGTTGATTCTAACCCTTGGCTTCCACTTAGGTTTAACCATGTTGATGGTGAAGCTTATGGACGTGGACGTGTAGAAGAATTCATTGGTGACTTGAAGTCACTTGAAGCTCTGTCACAAGCCCTTGTAGAAGGCAGTGCAGCCGCTGCTAAGGTAGTGTTTACCGTTTCACCCTCCAGTACAACCAAGCCTCAGACGCTTGCACAAGCAGGCAACGGAGCTATCATTCAAGGTAGACCTGATGATATTGGTGTAGTACAGGTTGGTAAAACGGCTGACTTTCAAACTGCTTATCAAATGGTAGGAGGTTTATCACAACGAATTAGTGATGCATTCCTTATTCTTAATGTAAGGAATAGTGAACGTACTACTGCTGAAGAAGTACGTATGACACAGCTAGAACTAGAACAACAACTTGGTGGACTGTTCAGTCTACTTACTGTTGAATTCCTTGTACCTTATTTGAATCGTAAACTTTCTGTTGCACAAAAGACAGGTGAGATACCACGTCTACCTAAAGGTGATATTGTCAAGCCTACTATTGTAGCTGGTATTAATGCACTTGGTCGTGGTCAAGACCGTGAAAGCCTTGCACAGTTCCTTACTGTCATTGCACAGACAATGGGACCACAAGCTATTCAAGAATACATTAATCCTGAAGAAGTAGTTAAACGTTTGGCTGCTTCGTCTGGTATTGATACATTGAATCTTGTTAAGAGTATGCAAGAGATCCAGCAAGAACAACAGGCTGCTGCTCAACAACAACAACAAATGATGTTGGCTCAACAAGCTGGACAACTAGCTTCAGTAGATCAGAAACGTGAGCAAGCATCAGCTCAAATGATGCAACAACAACCACCACCACAGCAATAATATGTCAGAAGTTTTAACAATGAATGAAACACCTGCTGATCAGCCACAATTTAATGCTGATGAGCAGAACTCTCTTGAAGTAGCAGAATCTATTTCAGGAGAACCACAACTACTTGCAGGTAAGTTTTCAGATCCACAAGCACTAGAACAAGCTTACCTTGAACTACAAAGTAAACTAGGACAACCAAGAAATGAATCCGAAACCAGTGAAGAAGGGGAGCAAGAAGAAGCCCCTGAAGAAGTACTAGACAATCAAGAAGAGCAAGAAGAATCTAGCAAAGAAGTTCTTTCTGAACAACAAGCTGAACAGTTGTTTGAAATGGTTGGTGGTCACCAAGCTTATAAAGCAATGGTTAATTGGGCTGGAGACTCTCTTTCTAAAGAAGAGGTTAAAATGTATGATTCTGTTATGGCAGATGGTAATCCCAGTGCAATCTTCTTTGCAGTACAAGCATTGTATAGTAAATATACTGATTCTGTAGGTAAAGAAGGTCAACTGTTGACAGGTAAAGGTTCTAATCAAAAGAATGAATCATTCCGTAGTCAGGCTGAACTTGTACAAGCTATGTCAGATCCACGTTATGATAAAGATCCTGCCTATAGATCAGACATTATGCGTAAACTAGAAAACTCTGACATCTCATTCTAATGACTGTTACCACCAACGAACACGGACAACAAAACCTATTTGCTAAAGAACCCACCATGTACACTGACAAAGATTACACTGTGACACATAACGAAAAAGCTGAAATGCTAAACGGTCGCCTGGCTATGCTAGGTGTGATGGCTGCGCTTGGAGCGTATGCACTAACTGGTCAAATTATCCCCGGTATTTGGTAATGGCTGGTAAAAAGAAAGGAGGTAAAGGTGGCTGCAAAAAGTAAACCTTCCGTAAAATTAAAAATTGGTACACACAAGTCACGATCTGGTGGTCTTACTAAAGCTGGTCGTGATAAGTATAACCGGGAAACTGGTTCTAATTTAAAGGCACCTCAACCTGGTGGAGGAAAGCGTAAGAAGTCTTTCTGTGCTAGGATGGGTGGGGTCAAAGGACCAATGAAGGACAACAAGGGTCGTCCTACACGAAAGGCTCTTGCATTACGTAAATGGAAATGTGGTAAATCCTAATGGCTAAAAAAGGTCTCTACGCTAACATCCACGCAAAGAAAGAGCGTATCGCAAAAGGCTCAGGTGAAAAGATGCGTAAGCCAGGAAGCAAAGGTGCTCCTACTGCTGCCAACTTTAAACGAGCTGCTAAAACTGCTAAGAAAAAATGATTGAATGCCCACAATGTACTGCACCTCAGCAGTACGTTCTAGAACAACTACAGGCTTCTGCTGGTGTGAAAGACCGTACAGCACTAGCAGTCATTCTGGGTAACATCCAACAAGAGTCTAATTTTAAACCTAACGTATGCGAGGGTGGTGCTATCGTTCCTTACGATCGCTGCCTTCGTGGTGGTTATGGTTTAATTCAATGGACATCTAAACATCGTTACATTGGTCTTGGTAACCATTGTACTAAACGTAACGAAGATCCTAGTGGTCTTCAATGTCAAACTGATTACATGATTAATGAGATGAGGTTTAGAAAAGATCTCTATGCTTTTCAAACTAATCATCAAACAGTACGTTATTATATGAATGCTGCTTACTACTGGTTAGGCTGGGGTATTCATGGTAACCGTACAAAATACACTTATTCTTTTTTAAATAAATTACAATGAAAATTCTTGCTATCCTCCCTGCAACCCTGATTGCTTCTACTCCTGTAATGGCTGGTCCTTACGTAAATATTGAAAGTGAGTCTAAGTCTACTGGTGTAGATTTTAATAAAACAGTGTTGCGTAATGATGTTGGTTATGAAGGAGAATTCAGTGAATCAACAAAATATTATATCCAAGGTGGACCTGCTTTTGTAATGCCTGACGGTAAAGCAACAACTACTGAAGCCTCTGGTAAAGTAGGTATTAAGACACAACTTAGTGAGCGTCTTGGTGCTTATAGTGAATTTAAATTCTTGACTAGCGGTGGTATGGATCTAGGGGAGCCTATCGGAACAACTGTTAAAGCAGGAGTTAAGTACAAATTTTAATAGCTAAAACGCATATAACTTCCCCCCTTGACCTTGCTACTTCTAAGGCACCTGTGAGCGGCTAGAAGCACGTCCGTTCATCCTTCGGGACGCATGACACCATAAGCATGGAACGGGGCTTGTGGAGGCTTCTAGAGAGGTTACTATGCAAGGCAAAACTTATTGCTATCGCGGTGTAAAATACACCAAGTGAGATAGATCTAATGAGGGGTGCAATTCCCCTCTTCACTATTGGCATTGGCCCTTACGAGGACACCCTTTGCCGTCTAGACGGTGGGATAGACCACACATATACAACTAAATAACTCTGAACGTTCAGAGAGTCGAAAATAACTCTCTTTAAAAAAATGGCTTTTCAATCTACTGTAAACCCTGCTCAGCTTACTCAGCTGGGTCAGGCTAATCTAGCTGGCGACAAACGCGCACTGTACCTTAAGTTGTTCAGTGGCGAGATGTTCAAAGGCTTCCAGAATAACACAATCGCTCGTGACTTGATCATGAAGCGTACACTTAAGAACGGCAAATCATTGCAGTTCATCTTCACTGGTCGTACCAAGTCGGAGTTCCATACTCCTGGTAACAGCATCCTGGGTGATTCCAATGGTGCACCTCCAGTGGCTGAGAAGACGATCACAATTGATGATCTGCTGATCAGCTCTGCTTTCGTCTATGAATTGGACGAGGTACTTTCTCATTACGACCTGCGTAGCGAGATCTCACGTAAGATCGGCTACGCTCTTGCAGAGAAGTATGACCGTCTTGCATTCCGTGCTGTTGCACGTGGTGCACGTCAGGCTTCACCTATCACTGCAACTGGTTATGTTGAGCCAGGTGGTACACAGATCCGTGTAGGTTCTACCACCAATGACTCTGATGCATATGTTGCTGCTAACCTGGTGTCTGCATTCTATGATGCAGCTGCTGCTCTTGACGAGAAGGGTGTCTCTAGCGATGGCCGTGTCGCCGTCCTTGAACCCACGTCAATACTATGAATTGATCCAAGCTGTTGGATCTAATGGTCTTGTGAACCGTGACGCTCAGGGCACTGCTCTGCAAGTCGGCAACGGCATCATCGAGATTGCTGGTATCAAGATCTACAAGTCCATGAACATTCCGTTCCTGGGTAAGTATGGTACTGCTTACGGCGGAACCACTGGTGTAACCGATCCTGGTAACACTGGTTCTTTCGTTGCTGAAACCATGGAAGATGCCTCTGGCGCTTCTACTGGTATCAACAATGATTATGGTACTGCTGCTGAAGTCGGTGCTAAGTCCTGCGGTTTGATCTTCCAGAAGGAAGCAGCCGGTATGGTCGAAGCAATCGGTCCACAGGTGCAAGTCACCAGTGGAGACGTATCCGTCGTCTACCAAGGCGATGTGATGCTTGGTCGCTTGGCATGTGGTGCAGATTATCTGAACCCTGCTGCTAGCGTTGAACTGTATGTTGGTGCTACTGCTCCTTCTGCATTCTGATTTTTATATACATGGGAGTCCTTTCGGGGGCTCCTTTTTTTTAATTCTTTATTGAGAATAATACTCATTATGGCCTTCCCTACTACTGGCTCCAACACTGAGCTACAAGCTGTTAATCAGATCCTGGCGTCAGTTGGTCAGGCTCCTGTAACAACACTAACAAGCGACGAAACTTTTGTACTAAATGAAGTTTCTAAATTTACTGGTTCTATTTCCGGTACTACTCTAACTACTACAACAGCTGACATCCCAGTCGGTACCTATATTGGTGGTCCCAATGTAACTGTTGGTACATCTATTGCCGTCGCAGGTGTAGAGGTATCCCCAGCTACAGACCCTGTTACATATAACTATACTATCAATATCTCCCAGACTGTTAGTAGTCAAATCTTGACACAATCAATTGTTAAAAGTAGAGTTGAATCACAAACCAACCCGGACGTTGCGATTGCACTCAACACCCTAAGAGAAGTGTCACGCGAAATACAATCAGAAGGATGGTCTTTTAATAAAGAATACGACTATCCTATTACACCAGATTCAAACAACGAAGTAGTTATTCCTAACAATATACTTCAGATGGATTTGAATGCCTACCTATACACAGAACATGGATAGAGACAGCATCAATCGTGAAGGCAAACTTTACGATAAGACTGCTCATTCATTTACCTGGACAGATGAGAAAACTATACGTTGATGTTATTTGGTACTTTGATTGGCCGAGTATTCCTACTCCTATCCAATCATTTATTATTGCTAAGTCTGCTTCTATTGTATCTAGTAGAATCATTGGTGATCCTAATCAGTTCCAAATGCTACAACAGAAGGAAGCTCTTGCACGTTCTACAGCTTTAGAATATGAGTGTAACCAAGGAGACTATACATTCTTTGGTAGTCCTAAAGGTAAGAACTTCTATCAAAGCTACCAGCCGTTCCATACTTTGATTCGATAATGCCAGCAGTAACACAACTAGTACCAAATTTTCTTGGTGGTGTGTCTCGCCAAAATGATGACAAAAAATTATTAGGACAAGTAACTGAATGCATTAACGGTTACCCTGATCCTACCTTTGGTCTATTGAAGAGACCAGGGATGCAACATACAAATGTATTAAAGAAAGCTGATGGTACTGCATTTACTAAGGCTGAATTAGATGGTGCTATTTGGTTCTTTATTGAACGTGATGCAACTGGTTCTTATGTTGGTGCTATCAAAGGTTCTAACATTTATGTATGGACTACAACTGATGGTACCTTCTGTACTGTAACTAACAATGCAGCTTCGTATCTAACTGGTACAACACAGAAAGACTACCACTTCCGTAGTGTACAGGACGTTACAGTTATTACAAATAAAACTGTTACAACTGCTATGCAACCAGTTGGTACGTTTGTCTCAAACTCAGTAGCTACGTTAAATCTAAGGTCACTTATTGGTACTTATGAGTATTCAGCAATTATTCAAGGTGTAACCTTTTTAGCTACTGCTCAGAATTCTACAACATATGATGACATGTTGTTGTATGATGCAGCACATATCAACGCCACACATGAACTTGTTGATGCAGTTAAAGCTGGTATTGAAGCGCAACATACTGCAAACAATGCAGCCTTTGCAGGTACATGGGCTCTAGAAGGTTACACTACTAGCCTTGTTATTAAACGTTTTTACGATTCAACAACACCTAGTAATACTCCTAATCAAGTATTAATTGGTTATGAAGATACAACAAGTAATACCTATACATGGAAAACACATCCTGCAGCATTTACTATTGATGCTAAAGGTGGTCCTACTAACACAGCACTAGAAGCATTTGAAGATTCAGTTACAGACATATCTGAACTTCCCTGTTGAATCATTTCATAATCATAATGTACAAATTTTAAATAGTGCATCTGCTGAAGATGACTACTACGTTAAGTTTGTAGCTGATGATGGTGTAAAAGGTAGGGGTTACTGGCAAGAGACTGTAGCACGTAATGCTTCACCTGGTCTTAATGCAGCTACCATGCCACACCAGTTAGCAAATACTGGTCCTACTACGTTTACATTTGGTCCTCTTACATATACTCCAGACAGACTGGTGATGATGTAACAAGTCCTATTCCATCTTTCATTGGTTTTCCCTATCCAATCTACTTTCTTTTATAGTAATAGATTTGGTGTGTTGTCTGAAGATAATGTATTCTTTGGTACAGCAAATGATTCATTTAACTTCTTTGTTAAGTCTGCTACAACACAAGTTGCATCAGATCCTATTGATTTAAATGTATCTAGTACAAGACCTGTTACGTTATTTGATGTCTTACCTACAGCTCAAGGTCTTTTGTTATTTGGTGATCGACAGCAGTTTATTTTATCTGCTACTGATGCAAATACATTGACACCTACGTCTTCTATTATCCGTACAGTATCTAACTATGAAATGGATAGTAATATATCTCCTGTAGATATTGGGACTACTGTAGGTTTTGTTAACAAAGTACCTGATTATGCTAAAGTATTTAGTATGCAGTTACGAGATGTAGAACAACCACCTATTGTTGTAGACATCAGTAAAGTTGTTCTTGAATGGATCCCTGAAACTGTTGCTAGATTAGTTTCTAGTCCACAAAACTCTTTCATTATTCTTATAGATAGACAATCGTCTTATATCTATATGTATAGTTATTATAATGATGGTGAAAAAGATCTATTTCAAGCTTGGACAAAATGGGAATTAACAGGTACTATTCAAGATGCTTACGTTTTAAACGATGACATTGTAGTTGTAACACAACAAGAAGATGCGTATTTGTTAAACTCAATTACAGTTAATGAGTTACCTACAGGGGATGTTTCTGTTGTACTCGATTCTAATAATGAGTTTGTTGTAACAGGTAATCCATGTCTTGATTTGTTTTCACTCCCAAAATCTCCTGATGGAATTATCGATAAAGTTGTTTATATCCCAACTGACAATGTAACTAAAATCTACACACCTTATAAACCTATCAAAAATAAAAAAGGTGCACTTTTAATCGGTAAACCTGATAAAGATGCAGGCTTTTTTGTAGAAGTAACACCTAAAATTGAAGCCAATACAAACTATAACTATTTTGAAGCTGTAGGAAATTTAAGTGATGCAGCTGATAGTATTATTATTGGCTATAACTATCACTTTGAAGTACAATTACCTACATTTTATTTTAGACGAAGAGATGGCAACTCTGTTGACTTTAGTGCTATATTAACTATTGCTAGAATTAAAATATCTACTGGTAGATCAGGTCCACTGGTATTTGAAACTAAATTAGGTAGCTCTAAACAATGGACTTTAATTAAAGAGGTAACATTAAGTGATGATTATGCATTTAGTACAAGTCCTGTAAAACCTGAATATAAATTTAATGTACCTATCCATCAACGTAACACTAACTTTGAATTAAAAATGACAAGTGATTATCCATATCCTGTATCTCTTGTAGAGATGATGTGGGAAGGTAACTATTCACCTCGATATTATAGGAGGGCTTAATGTTTGACATTGAATTTAATCCTAAGGAAAGTTTTCTTAAAGAGCAGTTAGAAACATCTGGTCTTGAAATGAAAATTTTTGACGAATTGTACAACGCAGCTTTTTCTGGTCAGATAAATGAAGAAAGACGAAAAAGTGAAAGGGCTCAACAAGTAGAATTAAACGAACAAGCAAGAGATGTTTATGAATACGAAAAAGAAGTTTTTGAAGCAGGTAAGGATGATTATTATGCTCAACGAGAGTTTGAATTTGAAACTGCATTAAAACAGTATGATTACAATGTAGAAATACAAGACTATTCATACGCTCAAGCTTTAGCACGTTACGAAAAAGATCTTGGTATTTATGAAGCACAGCTTGGTTATAACGAAGCTGCTTTTGGATTAGCTATTGGTGATCAACAAGCTGCTTTACAAGATGTGGCATTACAACAAGCATTTCAACGTGAATCACTTTATGCAGATCTTCAAAATGAATTAATTAACCAAGGTTTTAATAGAGAAACACAAGAAGTCAGACTAGAAACTATTAAAACAGGGTTTGAAAATCAACTTACTAATCTAGGTATTGATAAATTACAACAACAAGCAAATTTATTTGGTATACAAAGTAATAGACGTATTCAAACTGAAAGTATTCAAACTGAACTAAAAAATCTTTCTAATTCTAATTTATTTCAACAAGAAGCTGAATTTGTTAAAGGATTACAAGCATCCGGTCAAGCTGCTTTAGGTCAGGCTGGTAAATCAACAGCTAAAAGTATAGCATCTGCTCAAGCTGAATCATTTAGAACGTTAACTCAATTAAAATCTTCTTTAAAAGGTTCTAGACGTAGTGCTGGTATTCAACTATTAAATCTAAATGTTGACTCAGCAGTTAGAGAGACTGGTGTTAATTTGAATATTAATAAAATTGATGAAGCAACTAGATTTGCTAGAGTTACGGCAGGTCTTCAAACAAAACAAGTTGGCATTGATATTGCTAGAATTGATCAAGCTATTAGCTTTGCTAACGAAGAAGCTGAATTTAATAACAGAGTATTACAAGCTAACATGGATAGTCAGATTGCTCAAATTGAACGTAACATCCAACAAATTGAACTACAAAAATTAGGTCAAGATTTAAAAGCTGAAGCCCAGATGAGTATCTTCCCAGAACCACTACCTACACTACCTGAACCACAATTGGGACCAGAAAGAACGTTTGTTAAACCTCTTAAAACAGAACCAGGCCAAGTACCTAAAGGTGCACGTATTGATCCATTAAATGAACTTTTAAGTGCTGGTGCACAGGTTGCCTCGTTTGTCGCTGGCGGTGGTGTCCAAAACATCCAAAATCTTTTCGGCCCTACGGGTGGCGGAGGCGGTACTTCGTTTAATCCCAACGCTCCAAACCTTACAGGCAATATTGACCCCTTTGGAAATTTTGGAGATTTTGGTGGTGGAACACCGTACAATTTTTAATCTTCTCCAACAACAAGAAGATGATGCTCAAGGTTTTGCTGACGGTGGACTTCTTAGCTTTCTAGATTAAACTATTTTTAATAAATAAACTATGGCACGACTACAATACCAACCCGCTACAAGACCAAGAGGATTCCAACCTATTCAACTTAGTAGGGCTGGTATTGCTCGAATGGAAGAAGAAAGTAACAGGATTATCCGAGGTATGGAGCGTCAACGTGACGCTGAAATAAGACAAAGAGATAGTGACCTTCAAGATATGAAGGAAAACTCTGAGTATGAAAGGCGAGCACGTGAACGCAATCAAGACATTGAAAAACTTAACATTAAAAACGAACAGCTTGCTATTGAAAATCAAGCTAAATCTAAGCAAGCGCAAGAGAAAGCTGATCAAGAATTATTTAAATCTACAGTAGGTGCTTTAGTTGATTTCAGTGTAACTGCTGGTAAAGTAGCTGCTGAAAGAACTAAGCAGATGATCATTGATCAAACTGAAGAAGGTCGTCAGGCTAGGCTTACAGAGTATAGAAATAACCCTCAAATTCAGAATGACTATGCTACAACTGAAAGTCAATTAGGTATTGAGACAGTAAAATATGATAATGTTAATTATTTAGCTGAGGCTAAAGGTTTTCAAACATCTAATGAAACATCTAAAAATTTACTGGCTAACCCTGGTAGAAGTATCTATTGGCAAAAAGGTTACTACAATCAATTAATTAAAGAACAAACACCTTTACTTTTAGGTAGAGCCTTTCAAGGTACTAAAGCTCTTTTTACTGATGCAGCCGGTAATCAATTTAGTGGTATAGAAGCTGTTAACGATCCAGCAAGAACTACTATTGTATTAGATACTGTATTAAAAAATCTATATGGATCAACAGGTTTAAATATTAGTGAACTTGAACCTGGATTTTTAGCTGATTCAAATGATGCTGTTGATAAAATCCGCAGTGCTTATATTCAAAGATCTATACAAGGGGAAACAAAACAAAACTATGAAGCCCTTGCTAGTCAAGGTCAAAACTTAAGAGATAATGGTGAAATTGTACAAGCTTATCTATTAGATTTAAAAAACCCTCTTATTGGTAGAGAAAAAGCTTTACAGAATGTCTTTGATTTATACTCTGCACGAAATGCTGATGGTTCATTGCGTTATTCAAAGGAATATTTAGATAACCTTAACCTATTAGGTGATGGTACTATTCTTGAAAAACGAAGAAATAGTTCTCGTTATATGGAAGCACAGCGCTTGCGTGTACAAACTAGAACAGACGACATGCGTGAGGATCAAGCTAGATCTAGAGTTGAAGCTAAAGATTTTGCAGCTAGTGCTGTACCAAAAATGCAAGCTTATTTTGATAATGCTGATCCAGAAGGAGATTTAGAAGGTGCTGCTACATTTGAAAGAGAATTTTATGAAAGGTTTTCTGGTCAAAGTTTACCTCAACGTTACCTAGATGCAAAAAAAGCAGCGTTGCAAGGTAATAAAAAAACAGAATTATCACTTATTGCTCAGCAATATACAAACAAAACTATAGATGAAGCTTTTATTGAATCTATTCAAGATCCTCAAAATAAAATTCAAGCTATTGATTTGTATAAAAAACAAGAAGTAGAAAAGTATGGACCTACTTATGCTAAAACAAGAAAACTTTTAGTTGCTGATGCTAAAGGTTTGACAAAATTTCAGCTTGGTACAGAAGGCATGGATTCTACAACTTTATATGTAAAAAAATCTTTAGAAAATGAATACAAATTTTTGTTTAAAACTTTAATAGATAAAGGTGTACCACCTGAAGTAGCCTCTAAAGAAGCTTATACACAACTTCAAGCTTATGTTGCTAAAGGTGTGGCAGGGGATAAACAAAACAAATTTTATTCTGAAACAGGTCCAAACAACGCAACTGTTTTTCCAAACATTCAAGGTACAGCAACACAATTAAGCGTTGCCGCTCAAGAACGTCGTAATGAATTAAATAAACTTTTAACACAAGATGATACTGGTTTATTTTCAAAACCAAATTCAATCTTATCTGAACAAGAAATTGAAACTAGTATAGGTTCTTATTACGCTAATAATGGTACTTTTAGAATACCAGTAAATGTAGAATATACAGCTAAGATACTAGGTGTTAGTCCTATAGCAGCTATTAATGCACAGATTGAAGCTTCTAATAAAAAGTATGGGTTAAATCGTCGTTTACTTATGCCAACACCAGCTGAAGAAGCTGTATTTGATCAAGTACCTTCAGTTCAAAAACTATTCACTGATTGGACTACATCATCAGAAAATAGATTTAAGCGTGGTAATGCTTTTGTTACAGGTACAACTGGTCCTATGAGAGCTAGTATGACTGGTACTGGAGTTGCACCTATTGAACAGACAAATGCACTTGTAGAGGTTGCTGGAGAGCTAGGTGTAAGTCCTATTGATCTTGCTACTATTATTGGATTTGAAACTGGCGGTACTTATGATCCTGGTATTGTTGGTGGAGAAGGTGGTAACTATCAGGGTTTAATTCAATTTGGTGGACCAGAAAGAACTGCTTATGGTGTAGTACCAGGTATGTCTTTTGAAGAACAACTTCGTGGTCCTGTTAAGAGATTTTTCCAAGATAGATTTGCAGTAGCAGGTATGTCCACACAAGGTGCTAATTTAGAAGATCTTTATACTACAGTTATTGCTGGCAACCCTGGCGCAAATAGGGACGCACAGGATTCATTTGGAACTTCTGCTAGAAGTGGTGTTGCGAAAATGGGTCCACATAGAGAAAGAGCCATGCAACGCTTTGGTCTTAGTCAAAACTAATTAAAAAACAAACAACATGAACGATCCATTAGATTATTCAAATGTTGGTAGTGAATATGTGTTGAGTGAAGAAGATCGTAACAAGCAACTCTCTAATGAACAAATAGAAGAAATTCAACAGAGAGTTGATACTTACGAACAGCAACAACAGCAACTTCAAGAACAAGAGACACAACCTCCTACGGGAGGTCAAACTACACCAACAATTGAACAACCTGCACCTACGGGTGAGGCTACAATGCAACCTGAAATGGCTGCTGAACCATTCGATCCAAGTAAAGATTATTCTTATTATGAAGCCCAAGGTATGAGCCGTGGGGAATGGAACCGTTTACAAATGAGTGGTGGGGTTGGGAGTGACGTAGAAGGTTTTGCTACTGATCCTAGATACGCTGCGGAACTAGCGACTGCTATTCCTGTTGGTGGTGTATTAGATCCAATCACTGATCTAGCTAATAAATTCCTACCAAAAAGTGCACAGATTCCTAAGGTAACACCTTATGAAAACGGTGTATCATCAGCAGTAAGAGCTATTTCTTCTGTTGTTGTACCTACATTAGCCCTTCAAGGTGTTGGTATGGCCGCAGCAACTACAGCACAAACTGCAACCACTAAAGCACTTGGAGCAGGTAACGTCATCAATAGGTTAGGTAATACTGCCTTTATGAAGTTCCTTGGAACCAGGGGTGTAGAAGCAGGTGCTAGTGTTGCTGTCGGCGCTTTTAGCTCTGAGTATGAAGAAGACAATGCTTTTGGTACTCTTAAGAAAGCTTTGCCACCACAATATGATTTTATCCCTGATAGCTGGGCCACACTAGATACAGATAGTCCAGATGAAAAACGTATTAAAAACATTAATGAAGATTTAGGTCTTGGTTTTCTTATTCCTTTTGTAGGTTTTCTTGGTAAGTTTGGTTTTGCAATTAATGAAGTAGGTCAAACTTTTTCTAAAGGTCCAAAAATTGTTGGTGAGACACCTCAAGCACAGAAAATTATTAATGATCTAACACCAGTTGCTAAAAGTGATGATGCAGTAGAAGAACTTTCTAGATATGCTGCTAAACAAGAAGCAGATCTTGATGAGCTTGGCTACTACAATCAAGCTATGAATCCTAATGCTAACGTCCCACTGAAAGGTGTAAACGACGTTTATGATTGGAATGAAGTTGGGATGCGTAGTCTTGATGATTTCGGTATCATTGGTGCTAGTGTTGATGCAGTACGTGTTGCTAAAAACAAAGGATCAGTTTATGGTCGTTTAGGTAACTTTATTAGTGAACCTGCACGTAAGTTTGCCATCAGTACACCAGGTGGTGTTGAAGAAGTTTCAATTGGTCTTGCTAAACAACTAAAAGATGCTGATCGTTATCGTGTTGATGCAGCGGATTGGGCAATTAGTTTTGATGAAATCCAAGAACAAGGTGATAACTTAGTACTTGAATTGTTTGATCCTACTGTTGGTGTAGATGAAATTCGTAAGATTCTTGATCCTGTCATTGTAAAAAATGAGTTTGGTGTAGAAACATTAACTGATGAAGGATACAGAGGTATCTTTAGGATGATTGATGATCAAGCTAAAGCATTCACTGGCATGGATATTGCTAAAGCACAAGCTTATAGTGCTACGTCAATCTCCGGCCAAATTGCTGATCTATCTGAAGGTATTAGACTTAACCGAGGTTCAGCTGCTGTTGATCAAGCTAAAGAACAAATTCGTGATAACCTAGCATATCTACAACAACTACAAGGAACCACTAAATATTACTTAGATAAGAAACGTGGTATCATGGCTTTAGGTGAGCGTGTTCGTGCATTTGGTAAGACACCAGAACAACTAAACAAAGAGATTATTGAACAATCACCACAAGCTTTACGTATTATTCAAGACGAAAGTGATCGGTTTACCCAAAACTGGCAGTATTTAGAAGAAAATAACCCAGAAGTTCTTGATTCATTTCTTGAGTTATATGAACTTAGTGATGGTAAGATCAATAGTATTACTAAAATGAATGAAGATATTCTTAATAGTTTTGTTAGGTGGCGTCCAATTGTTGATAATGCTCCTGATGCTCCTAATATCTTAGATCAAGCTGTTAGAGCTAATTTCTTTAATTCTATTTTGTCTTCTGTTGGTACAGCAGGTAGAGCTTTATATGGTAACTTAAGTGGTTTGGTTGCAGAACCAGTATCTTATTTTGCAGGTTCTATGTTACGTGGGGATCTTAAATCCGTACAACGTGGTTGGATGGCTTATAGTGCTATCTTAGATACACAGATGAAAGCATTACCTTATGCTGGTAAGTTGTTCATGAAAGCATCCCAAAACCCTAACAGTGTGGCAGGTGCAACTAGATTAGACTTAGTAATTAAGAATGAAAAGAAACTAGCACAATACAAAAACATTGCTAGAGTAGAAGCAGATAAAGGTAATTACGGTTTTAAATTTCTTGTAGATCAATATGAAAATTTACAAGCAATGGCAGCTGACCCTGTATTTAGGATTACACCAAATCTATTTACTGGATTTGATGGTTTTACCAGTGCTAACCTAGCTAATGCTACTGCACGTTTCCGTGCTATGGATGAACTAGAACGTCTTGGTAAAGAAGCAACACCTGATAATATTAAAAAGATTGCCAATAAAGAATATGATAGTATGTTTAATGAAAACGGTATTATTGTAGATGAAGCAGTTAAGTATAATACAGGAGAGATCGCTTTAAACCTTGATACTGGTTTAAATACTCAACTAAACGGTCTTCTACAAGAAATACCTGGACTAAGACCTTTTATCATGTTCCCTGGAACTATGGCAAATATGGTTAGAGTAGCTGATGATTATCTTCCTGCACCTTTACGTTCATTCCAACGTGATGTAAATGAACTAGCTTATACGTCAGTTGAAACATTTATGGAACAACCTGAATTAGTAGAAAAGATCCTTACTAATCGTGGTTATAAATTAACTCAAATGGATGAAACAGCTAGGCTAAATGCTATTGTAGACCTTAAAAATAAAACACTAGGTAAAAAAGCAATTGGTACTTTTGTCACTTCTTTAGCTATTGGTTCTGTTATTAAAGATAAACTATTTGGTGATGGTTTATTTAGTATGACAGGAGACGGTAGTGTTGATAGACAACTACAAAGATCACGTACTAAAAACAGTAACTGGAAAGGTCGCTCAATTATTGGACCTGATGGAGTTAGGTTTACATATGATGAATTACTTGGTCCTGGATTAAGTAATTGGGTTGCTACTGTAGCTAACATTGCTGATAACTTTGATATGCTTGGTGAAGCAGCAACAGAGAATTTATTTCAAAAAGCAGCTTTTATACTTGCAGCTGGTTTAACTGATCAAGCTGGTTTGTCTGCTTTACGTCCTCTTGTAGAAACTTTAAGTGGTAATCAATTTGCTGCAACTACTTTTGCAACAGGTCAAATAAATTCACTTGGACCTTTAGGTGGCTTACGTAATGAATTTGGTAAGATTCTTGATGGTGGACTTAAGGATCTTAATAATGATATAGTAAGTAACTTAAAAAACCGTAACCAATTACTTGGTGTCTTAGATCCTGCTAACAGGCTACCTACTGTAATTAGTCCTGTAACAGGTGAAGCACCCAATAAATATACACTGTTACAACGTATCTTTAATTCTTATTCACCAGTTAAAGTACATCCTGCAATGTCTAAAGAAGAAGAGTTTCTTTATGATATTGAGTATGATGTATCTAGTGCATTTAAGAAACGTAATGGCGTTGAATTGTTAAATACTGAACGTGCTGAACTTAATAGCCTTATGGGTAAAAGAGGTTATTTTAGAGATGAAATTAAAAATATTATGCGTACAGCTGATGCACGTAATACTATTAATGAACTAAAAGAAGCACGAAGACAAGGTATTTCTTCTAAACAGGTACCTATTGATAAATACGATCAAATCTTTATTATGATAGATGAAGCATTGAAAAATGCAGAAGAATTGGCCTTTAATGATCTAGAATCACCAGTACGTCTTTCTATTGAACAACGCATCATGGAAAAACAACTAGCTGGTCAAAGAGCTGAACAAGGTTTAATGCCTGGAGTAGATAGAACACTTAACATCCGGTACTAAAAAATCATGGCAACAACTGAAAATAATTACACAGGAAATGGAACAAAAACAAGTTATACTTTTTCATTTCCTTACATAAAAAAAGAAGACGTAAAAGTTACCTTGGATGATATAGGTACGACTGCTTTCACAATTAATGATAACACGCCAACACAAGTAGATTTTACTGTAGCACCACCTGATGGTGTAGCTATTCGTATTTTTCGAGAAACTGATACAACAGCTACATCTTCAACATTCTTTCCAGGTTCAGCTATTAGAGCACAAGATTTAAATGCAAACTTTGAACAAGCTCTTTATATTGGACAAGAAGAAGAAAATAAAATCCAAGATGTTATATCTGGTGGTATTGCTGATGGTTCTGTTACTAATACTAAGATAGCTGACGCTAACGTCACTACTGCTAAGATAGCTGACGCTAACGTCACTACTGCTAAGATAGCTGACGCTAACGTCACTACTGCTAAGATAGCTGACGCTAACGTCACTACAGCTAAGATAGCTGACGCTAACGTCACTACAGCTAAGATAGCTGACGCTAACGTCACTACTGCTAAGATAGCTGACGCTAACGTCACTACAGCTAAGATAGCTGACGCTAACGTCACTACAGCTAAGATAGCTGACGCTAACGTCACTACAGCTAAGATAGCTGACGCTAACGTCACTACAGCTAAGATAGCTAATTCAGCTGTTACTACAGCTAAGTTGGATAATGGTGCTGTTACTACAGATAAGTTGGCTAATGGTGCTGTTACTACTGCTAAATTAGATACTTCAGTAACAAACTTATTTAATGATTATCTACCTTTAGCAGGTGGAACAATGACTGGTAACATTGTGTTTGCTCCTGGTCAAACTTTGGGAACCGTTAATGGTTTTATTTCAAATAGTTCCGCTACTTTTACAGGTACTACTGGTAGTGAAAATGCTGATGATTATACATTTTCAATACCAAGTAATGCAAAACGTATTGTTATAAATTTTCTTCGTCTTTCTAGAGTAGATTCAAGTCTTAGGGTTTTAGGAATTAACATTGGTGATAGTCAAGGTCTATGGACTTCAGGAGAGAACCAAGTATCTCATGGATTTGATATTTCCGTCGCAGCATATAGCCCATACCAAACAGGAGTTGTTACTTCATCAACTAGAACACTTCAAGATACCTGTATTCCAATTGGATTTGTGGGAGGGGGAAGTAGTGACGCATATTCAAACAGCGGAACTCTTACTTTATTCAGAATAACTGATTCAAGTAATAATTATTTTTCAGGTACTGGTACAACTTCACTTGCTAAAGAAGGTTACACATACGAATACGCTAATGACGGTTCTGGATCTACAAGAAATTCTGGTAAAATACTAGTTGACCACGTTAGCAGCTCTTTACCTGTAAGTCAATTTTCATTTATTTATTCTAACCAATTTAATGCAACTGCATCTTACGGTCTCAATGGTTATGTAAGCATCGATTACTACAGTAATATTTAATCTACTTTATCTACAATTATTTATTTTTATTAATTATGGCTCAATTAAATCATACGCATCAAGTAGAACCTTTAGGTAGAGTTGGTCTTGCACGTCAACTTGCTGCTGGTGCTGCTTCAGCTAACACTGCATTAACTGCTGGTGTCTTTCGTATTTCAATACGTGCAACAGGTGCTGACATTAGGTTCAGTATTGGTCAAGGTACACAAACAGCTTCAGCTACAAGTCATTTTATTGCTCAAGATGAACGTCTTGATTTCTCTGTTTCAAATACAGCTAATATCGCTGTGATTCGTGCTGGATCTAGTAGCGGTGTATTAGAAGTAACGGAGTTGGTCTAATGAGACTACAAGCCACTAGAACAAGTGTTACGAGTGCTGGTGGTGCCGGTGATGCATTGTATCGCGCAGCAGGTGGCAGACCAACACTTGACCAACGATTTGCGAAGGATAAAGCATTAGTTGATAAGGTAAGTGGGAATAATTTAATCACCTTCAGCCGTGCCAGTAGTGGGACGTATGTGGACAGTGATGGGTTGATTAAGACCAGTCCGGTTAATTTGATTAGTTATAGTGAGCAGTTTGATCAATGGACTGCTGCATCAAATTCAGTTATTACACCTAATTCTATTGCTGCACCTGATGGGACTCTTACTGCTGACTTAGTGTATTTCAGTCAAACCGGCTTTACAAATATTTCCCAAAGTATTACATTAACCCAAGGTAAAAACTATACAATTTCTGTTTACGCAAAGGCTGTAACGCCCGGCACTAATAATAAATTTACCTTTTACATCGCTTCACCTCAATTTAAAACTCCAGCCAATTCTTTTGAGACTACTTCGGAATGGCAGAAATTTACTTTTACCTTTACTCATGATAACCCCTCTGCTTCTACACTTGTCTATATCTTAAATAAAGGCGACACTTATATTACTAACGTATACTTCTGGGGAGCCCAACTAGAAGAAGGCACAACCGCCACTGACTACATCCCAACAGGTGGAACAATCAGCGGAGCACCACGCTTTGATCATGACCCCGTGACTGGTGAGTCCTTGGGGTTGTTGATTGAGAGCTCATCCATCAACAAGATCAGAGATTCAGAAGACTTTGACGTAATCACTACAGGCTGGACAGCAACCAGCAGTGGAGCCACTTCTCTAAGTGGTGTACTGTCTCCCGATGGCGTTACGTTTATGACACTGATGGACCTTTCGGCTGTTGCTGGGAGTGTAAGCTCAGGAAGTAGGGTTTATCAAAATAATTCAGTTTTTCAGGCTGTAGATCAAGCTTTTAGTTTCTATGCTAGGAGTGTTTCCGGTACTGGAACTTTTCCGGTTGGTTATTACAGTGGTAGCACATACATTAAATCGTATGTTGAGCTAACTGAAACGATCAAAAGATACACTATGATTGTTCCTGCTAGTGTAAACGGTGGCAATATTGTGGGGTGGACTCGTCGAGGAGACACACAACTTGAAACTTTAGATCAAGCTTTGGTCTGGGGAGCGCAGTTCGAGGATTCAGCTTATCCAACATCCTACATCCCCACATCCGGCAGCACCGTAACGCGCTCACCCGATCTTTGCACGATTGAAGGGACGAACTTCAGCTCTTGGTATAACCAAAGTGAAGGGACGGTGTTTGTTGAGGCTAAGAATTATCCACACCCAGTATCTGGAAAAGCTCTCGTAGCGCTTGCTTTTAGTGACAACACCTATAACAATCGAATTACTCTTGCTAGCTCTACTGGCAACGATCAATTTAACTTTGATGTGACCGTTGGCGGTTCTCAACAAAGAGCAATTCTGGGTAACTTTGTAAGCAGTGGACTTAAATCTAGTGGTGGTTATAAATCCACGGGATCTGCTGGCTCTCTTGATGGGGCTGCTGCAGTTACATCAAACACTCCGAATATCCCATCAGTCATTAGTCAGCTAGACATTGGTCAAACTCATAATGGAAGCAACTTTCTAAACGGCCACATCTCTCGCCTTGCGTATTTCCCCCCTCGTCTTCCTGACGCTACCCAGCAAAATATCACTTCCTAACCACTATGACCTCAGGAATCCTAGAACCAGCAACAGAACCAGCACCCGGTCCATTCTTCCGGTTTGCTGATGAAACTGCCTGGCTTGATGCTGCTCGTACTGCGGGCTTCATGACTACTGTCACTGATGAAGACGGTAACGAAACAGAACAGCTACAGGCTTACACACACTACCACGCTATTGATGTCATTGGCACGATTACCGTTGGTGGCGAGTGGGATGAAGACGGCATTGAGACCGTTGCTCCAACAACTCTTGATGGCTTTCACATTAACTATGTTGGTGACCTACCCGATGGGTGGGAAACCTTTGCTGTAACACCAAACAACCCTTATCGAGTATTTGCATGATTAAACTTATCCGTCCTATCCTATTTACCTTTATTAATTCACCACAAGTAAAACGTATGATCATTGATTTATTGCGTCAACTTGTAAAAGATACAGATAATACTGTTGATGATCAAGCAGTAGATTTTATTGAACGTGGATTATTTGGTGAACTTTAAATGATTGAAGCAGCGGTATCAGCTCTTATTGGAGCAATTGCAGCAGGAGCTGCTTTAACAAATCGTATACACACTAGAATATCAGTTTTAGATAGACGTGTTGATGCCTTTGAATTAAGTGTTGCACAAGAATATGTATCTAAAGCTGATCTTTCAGTAATGGTACAACGTATGGAGGATCATATGGTCCGCATTGAAAACAAATTAGATCAAATTGTATTGAGGAATGGCTAAGAAAACTTGCACAAAATGCAAGGTAGAGAAACCACTTGATGGGTTCTCTCAATATACAGAAAAAGGTGTAAAAAAGCATAGAGCACGCTGTAAACCTTGTAGAAATGACGATCAAAAAGAAAGATACAAGGAAAACCCTGATACTCACCGTGCTTACCTTTATAAAGCTAAATATGGGATTACCCTTGAAGTTTATGATAGACTACTTGCTTTGCAAAACGGTAGGTGTGCTATCTGCCCGTCAACTGAACCGGGTGGTCAAGGTAGGTTTCATATAGACCACAACCACGCAACAGGTAAAGTAAGAGCATTACTTTGTCATCGTTGCAACACTGGGCTAGGGCTTTTCTCTGATAATCCAGAAATTTTGATAAAAGCTGCACAGTATTTATATACTAATGGACATTATGGCACAACATAAAAAGGCAACTGAGGACGCATTTAACCAGTTGCACAACTTAGTAACCACCGAACTCCTTAATCGGATTAAAAGTGGTGAAGCCACAACACAAGATATAAAGGCAGCGATAGAGTGGCTTGTCAAAAATGATATTAGTGGTGTCGCTTTTGAAGGTAGCCCACTAGATAAACTAGCTAGTATTATGCCCACTGTAGATCCTGATCTTGTACAACGGAGACTTTATGGCTCGAAAGTCTAACTATAGCGGTGCTAAATACGCTAATGGAAACTATAAATCATATCAAAAGAAATATGATTCTAGTGCATTACAGATCTCTAAACGATCTGCATTAAATAAAGAAAACCGTAAACGTGGCACCTACGGTAACGGTGATGGCAAGGATGTATCCCATAGAAAAAATGGAAAGACATTCCTCGAAGCAGCATCAAAAAACAGAGCACGTAAAGGACGCGCATGACACCCCTACTTCCTACCCCTAACGATTACTTATTTAACTTAATAGCCATGACCTCACCAGAAGCTAAGCGTCTGTGGAGACGCTCTATTAAGGAACACTTTGACCATACTTGTATCTATTGCGGAAAAACTTATGACCTTAGTCAATTATCTATCGATCATGTTCATCCTCGCGCTCGTGGCGGAGAAGATGTCGCAACAAATGTTGTATGCGCCTGTACCAGATGTAATCAGGATAAAGGAAGTACACCCGTTATCTCATGGATGAGAAATAAATTTGGAGTTAATAGACTCCGTGAAAAACTAATTATGGAGTATGTTAATTAATTATGCCTCAAAGCACTTTATCATGGGTTGAGTACCAAAGAGCTGCTAGAAAGATTAAAAAACTTAAACCTAAAACTACGCCACAATCTATAATTAAACAACTAGGTTCTCCTGTTAAAAACGGTAAAATAATCCGCATTACTTCTGACGGTGTTGGTGGTATAAAAGAAAGAAACGCAAAAGCTCAGACTAAACGTGAACGTCTTCGTCAAAGAAGACTACGGATTCAAACAGGTAAATTATCTAAAGAAGATGCTTCAAAATCTCGTGAGTTAAAAACTAAATTTAGAGAAGGTGGTAATGAAGCTGATCATATAGTTGAAAGTTGGATGCTTGGTGAACAATTAGAACGTATAGAAGCTGAAGGCGGTGACCCTGCTGTTGAACAGGCTTTAGATACATTAAAAAAATCAGGCTATCAACTAGGTAATATGCCTGGCAATTTACAACAACTTTCCCAAGAAGAAAATAAACAAAAGTATCAACAAGGTAAGGCTTTACAAAATTATTTAGGTTCTAGAGAAAGTTTGGGTCAATCACCATCAGCACGGCGTGTTGATTTATTTCAAACAGGTTATACACCACCTACATTAGGTGGGTTTCAACAACAAGAGCCTGAACTTATTTTTACAAAAAGTGGTATTAGATACAATCCACCTAAACTACAACCTTCTCAAAATTATTCAGTACCAAAAACACCTACCACACCTAAAGTTCCGATGACACCTACTGTTATGGAGACTGTATCAGACGTCGTAGAAACAGCTACACCTTATGTAGTAGGCGCTGCTACTGCTGTTGGTGGTATTATGTTAAACATTGGTAAAGCTACAGCCAGTTTGTTATTCAACGCTCCTGGTCCCTAAAAGCCCTTCCTACCCCCTACACGCTAGATTCTACCTATGACCCACCCAATCATTGTCACAGGTCCACAGAGAGCAGGCTCACGGCTTGCTAGCCATATTATCGCTAGACAAACTGGTAGGAAGTTTATTGACGAGCTTGAATATAATTTAGACATACCTAATAATTGTGTCGTTCAAGCTCCCTTTCTTCTTAAAGCAGTAATAGAATTATCTTTTATATTCCCTACTGCTCAGTTTGCTTTTATGATCCGTGATAAAGATGACATTATAGCAAGTATGCAACGTATTGAATGGTATAAAGATTATACCGACAACCCTGACTTTTATAGTACTTATGTTGACCATTGTTATGACTATATCGGAATGATAAAGCAGTCCTTAGATAAAGAACGATGGTTTGATATTCAATATGAATCTTTACAATATGATCCGTTGTTTGTAAAAAATAGGGCTAATTTTACAGTTAAACAACACTTACCCTTTACACCTAACGGTCCTATAACTTGGAGAAACGATGAATACATTAGAACTATTAAAGGATGATTTCAAGCTATTCCTACAAGCATTATGGCGTGAACTAGACTTACCAAACCCTACACGTGCTCAATATGCAATTGCTGATTACCTTCAACACGGTCCAAAGCGTTTACAAATCCAAGCATTTAGGGGAGTTGGTAAGAGCTGGATTACTGGTGCTTTTGTTCTTTGGACTTTATTTAATAACTCCGAAAAGAAAATAATGATTATATCTGCTTCTAAAGAACGAGCAGATAACATGTCAATCTTCCTACAAAAATTAATCATTGAAACACCCTGGTTGGCTCATTTGCGCCCTAAATCTGATGACTCCCGTTGGAGTCGTATCTCATTTGATGTGGCTTGTTCCCCTCACCAAGCCCCTTCTGTTAAATCAGTGGGTATTACTGGTCAGCTTACCGGTAGTCGTGCTGACCTGATGATCCTGGACGATATTGAAGTTCCTGGTAACAGTATGACAGAATTTATGAGGGAAAAACTATTACAATTATGTACTGAAGCTGAATCTATCCTTACTCCTAAGAATGATAGTCGTATTATGTTCCTTGGTACACCACAGACAACCTTCACCGTCTATCGTAAGCTAGCTGAGAGAGCCTACAAGCCCTTTGTTTGGCCTGCTAGGTATCCTAGGAAGGTAACACAATACGAAGGCCTGTTAGCGCCTCAACTGGTTGAAGATATAGACGGTGGTGCTGAACCTTGGCAAGTAACAGATGATAGATTTGATAATGAAGACCTGATTGAACGTGAAGCGTCAATGGGTCGTAGCAACTTTATGTTGCAGTTCATGTTAGATACGAGTTTATCCGATGCTGAAAAGTTTCCTCTTAAATGCTCTGACCTTATCGTCACTAGCGTTAACCCCACTACTGCTCCCGAATCAATCGTTTGGTGCTCTGATCCCCAAAACGTTATCAAAGACCTCCCCACTGTTGGACTCCCTGGAGACTATTTCTACTCTCCAATGCAGTTACAAGGAACATGGGATTCTTACCAAGAAACAATCTGCTCAGTTGATCCGTCGGGTCGTGGTTCGGATGAAACGGCAGCAGCTTATATCTCACAACGTAATGGTTTCTTGTACGTGCACGACATGCGTGCTTACAAAGATGGGTACTCCGATAGAACATTACTTGATATTTTAAAAGGTTGTAAAAAATATGGTGTAACTAAATTACTTATTGAAACTAACTTTGGTGATGGTATTGTATCTGAATTGTTTAAAAAACATATGGTACAAACTAAACAAGGTATAGATATTGAAGAGGTACGTGCTAATGTTAGAAAAGAAGACCGAATCATTGATAGTTTGGAGCCTATTCTCAATCAGCATCGTCTTATCGTTGATCGTAATGTTATTGAGTGGGACTTTAAGTCCAACCCCGATAGCCCACCAGAAGAACGACTCCTTTATATGTTATTCTATCAAATGAGTCGTATGTGTCGTGAAAAAGGTGCAATCCGTCACGACGATAGAATTGATTGTCTTGCTCAAGGTGTTCAATACTTTACAGATGCTATGGGTATCTCTGCCCTAGAAGCTATTAAAGATCGTAAACGTAATGAATGGAATTCAATGCTTGAAGAGTTCTTTGATGATCCTCAAGCCTCTGCTAATCATCTTGTATTGGGTATGAATTTACAACAAAGACAACAAGCTAAAGGTAACTCTAAAAACTCAATCCCTACCTGGGTATAAATATCTAATTTTTTATGGGCGGATGTATAGGGGGGAAGGGAAGGGTGGACCCGACTCCCCGATTGGGAGGAATTCGAGACAAGCTCTCATTCCTCCTTTTCTTAATGAAGCGTGAGGAGGATCCAAAGACAAACATCTCCCTCTTCTTCATTCTTTAAAAACACCTCCTTTTAATATTATATTTAAATATTAATTTAAAACATAAACTTTAACTTATGATGAATCCCGTGAGAACTTATTAAACTACAAAGACCAAACTTTATTAATCCCACCACAACTTATACTACTGTATGCATAATGTAGAACTTGTTCATGTAACACCTGATGCTGAACAATTAATAGCTTATATGGCTAGAGTATCTAACCCCGCTAATCAAGATAATCCTGATTGTATTAAATTAATTAAGTACCTTATTAAACATAATCATTGGTCCCCCTTTGAAATGGTTAATATGTGTGTACAAATAGACACAACCCGAAGTGTTGCTAGTCAAATCTTAAGACATAGATCTTTTAGTTTTCAAGAATTCTCTCAACGTTACGCTCAAGTCGTTAATACTCCATCACTCCCTAACTTTAGACGCCAAGATACAACAAATAGACAAAATAGTATTGATGATCTTAATGAATTTACTCAACAAGAGTTCCAAATTCGTACTCAAGACCTATTTGATCAATCCCTTGCCCTCTATAACGAAATGTTAGTCGCTGGTGTCGCTAAAGAATGTGCTCGTGATGTCCTTCCACTCTCTACACCTACTAAACTCTATATGAATGGTACTTTACGGTCTTGGTTACATTATACTGCGCTAAGATGCGCTAACGGTACCCAACTTGAACACCAAACTATCGCTAACGGGGTTAAACAGTTACTTATTGAACAATTTCCTTACGTATCACAAGCAATGTGGCCGACCCGAGTGAGCGAAGTGAGCGAAGTGAGCGTAGCGAACGGGTGGGGGTTTAATAACCTCTTTAAAAAAATGACAAAAATGTTTCAGCACTAGTTTTTAATTATAATTAAGAATTAATCCCCCATTAGGGGGTAATAATAATTAGAATTCGTAGCAAATACAAGTTATTATTAATAAATAATGATTGATACGTATTAATATTACTTTGCTCCGTTCGCTACGCTCACTCCGCCGCGCTAGATATAATATTGCACAGTGTAAATAATATTTTTACAGGGTGAATATTGTGGGAGGGAGTGAGCGCGAAGCGCGAACGGGTTAGTGTTAGATAGCAGAGGGATTACACGATCTATGTGTTACGATACGAATTCGTATCAGTATTAATTAGTGATAATGATAATGATTCTCAAAAC